TTTGTTTTGTTATGTCTCTCATATTGCTATTTCTTTCTGTTCATTTATTGTTATCCACGGATTGAAATTAAGAATGCCACTTTCCTTTTGAGTCTCCCTATAACGTATTAGAAACTTAGTCACTGGATTATCTACAGATAATCCTAACTTAAGTAGGTTATCTTTACCTAAACTTGGCTTACCTGTTTTTGTTTTAGAGATAACAGGATAACCAAGAAGCTCATGAAAGTATTTATTGCATTTTTGATTACTAATAAGAGGCTCAACATTAGGTCCAGTTAATATTCGCATAACCTTCATATAATGTTCCATCAATCTATCTGCTTCGAAAATCCATTCTTTTCTTTTGATTTCATTGTAGTGCATTCCTAAATAACTTGCAGTTTCATATGGAATAATAGCATCGTTAGCTTGCTTTATAGATAATAGAAGTCCCTCATCTTCATCTGCCATTTCTTGTTGCCACTTCCATACAAGATACATACCGAATACATCTTTCCCACAATATTTATATAGTTGCATGGCTTGATCGTGATTGAAGTAACCATGCGAACCCTCATCTTTGTGATACATTTCATAAGTGCATAGAGACATTAAATGTCCCAAACTTTTTTCAATGGTGGGATATATACGATGTTGTGAAATTAATGTATCATAGACTTTACGAACTGGTATCCTATATAAAAGAGCCAAAACCAAAAAGTCAAATTGATCGCCGTTATGAGCAACCAAAGTATTACTTTGAATAGACAAAACAAGCGCTCTGAAAACTTTAAATTGTTCTTCTCCATAATAAGGTTTATAGTCAGTTGTTAAAAGTGGAACTGTTATGATTTCAAAAGGGTTATCTGAGAAACTAAAAGCAAAACATCTAATATCATATGAAATGAAATCGGTTTCACAATCATAAAACATGAAGTTATCTTTATATTTAAGTAATCTATCGCATACAAAGTCAGCATCAGGAGCGATAATGTAAGTTGGTTCTTGTTCATATAACTTAGGTATCTTACCATCATTCTCTAATATTCTAAGGGCTTTCTTAATGTCTTGCTTAAGCCAAAATCTATAATTCTTTCTCTTTGTTTTTCCACGCCCTTTAGATTCAAAGACATCACCATCTTCATTGTCATCATCTCCTATAAATTCATCTTCATCTTCATTCTTTTTTAAGTGCTCATTAAATTTACTTTCGAAATCTTTTAAATCAATAGAATCTTGTGCTCCAAAAGTTGGAATACAGACTATATCATTAATAATGAATGGGCTTCCACGTGCTTCGTCTAGGGTCAATTCTGAATTGGTCCATTTCTTAAAAGCTTGAAGCCCTAATAATACAATTACTTTCGTATCTTTGTAGAAAGGTGAGGGATCATCTACCAGACGAACATCGCAGCAATATATATTAGTTTCTGGTGAAAGGCATTCTGTATTAATATAAAATCCTGGAACGCCAGATAGTAATTCTGTTGTGTCATTACGAGATGGCACACTTAGAATTAAAGTTAAACCATTGTAGGCGAATTTTGGATGATTACGTAACATGATTTATGATAAGAATCGAGGGCCTCAACATATCACCCTCGTAGGGTATTCATTATGTAACATTCTATCTATGGACAATAACCAATTAAACCATAGCGTTAAATGCAATACTCTATATTTTATTAAGTTTCTGGTATATCAACTTCCAATTTACGAGTAGCTTTTATTTTGATTGCAACCAAAGTGGTTTCGTATGGCTCATTTTTAGCAAAGTCTGTCCCATATTCAACAGTTCTTGTTGCTTCAACATGCTTGACTTCTCCTTGTTCATTGTCATAGCATAAAGAATCAATCAATGATCTAGCTTTTTCTAGCTTATTTACATTGTTCATATTATTCTGGAATTTCACCATTGAATGGTTTTAACCAGCGTGCAATATTAAGATTGGCATACTCCATCTTATTACCTTCATCATCTAAAATAGGCTCACCAATAGGTTCTTTTCCTTCTGCTTTAAGCGCTTCTTTTTCTTCATCAGTAAGTTGCCTACGATCTACTTCCATCCTTCCTTGAACTATGGCTTGCATTTTGATTCCATCCAGATAAGTAATATCAGGATTTGTTTCATCAATTTCAGTTAACGGTTCTCCTGTGGCTGCTTGGAAGAAATCACCATAGAAACTAATAGCCTTATCTGTCAGAGTGAAATATACATCTCTAATAGAAAGACCGGCCAACTGATAATTAATTCCTCCTCTGGACATCTGAGTTTGAAGTTGTCCCTTTTGATCGAAATAGCCAATCAATTCCCACTTAGTGGTAATCATTGGATTTTGTTTCTTATTAGGACCAAACTTCTGCTCTGTGCATCTAACAGCACAACGCTCTTTGAACGCTGGAGGAATTCCCATTTTAACTTTATCTGGACTTGATACTTGTATCATATGTTCTATCTTTTTGTTTTAGTTATTTAGTTTTGTTTGTCAATCTGCTAATAACTTAAGCAGAAATTGTTTTATCAGTTTTTTGATACTGAATAAATTCTTGATAGGTTGGGGCTATTTTAAAGATATTATCTGGAACTTTAATTCCAGTCTTAGCATCAAAAGCATTAGAAGACTTAATCTGCCACCAATATTCACAACCTATTTCATGTCCTTCTCTATCTTTCTTCTCTTCATTTATCATCCTATAAAAATAAGGAAAATATCTTTTAAGTTGTGCATGAAATTGACCCTGCATTAAGGGTTTAATCTTCTCAAGAAGTTGTCCTGTTTTAGCATCTCTAGTTTGTATCTCATGAAATAGAACAACTACATTACATTTCATACTATAAAGATAGCTCATCACTAATCTAGAATAATCAACTTTCTCAGCCCAAAAGACATAACCATCTTCTGCTCCTTTTTTAGTTGCATGAGTTTCTGAATTCTCTTGGATATCAAATCCATCTTGCATAGAAGACCAGCTGTCTAAAACAAAAGTGTAACCATAAGGAATTTTAAGCCCTTCATTCTTGAGCCAATAAAGAAAAGCATCTTTTATGTTTGTTTGAGCATCTAGCTTAGTGGCGTGTGGTTTAAATTTGCCACCATCCCATTTAGAAATGACATCTGGATTATAGAATTGAATTTCGATTACATCATTTCTATTTCTATGTTCTTCTAAACCACATTCGAAAGCTGCAACTATTGGATTTGGAAAAGTTAAAGCACTTGTAGTTTTACCTGAACCTCCTGGCCCTTGAAGCGCAAGCATGATTTTTGGTTGAGAGAATTGATTCAAAGGTATTCCACCTAATTTAGAAACAAATGGTGCAACTACTATTGTTTGGTTATTGTTTTCTGGCATAAATTATTTAGGTCCTTTTACTTTCAATTTTAAACAATGAATTCTCAGAGTCCTACCATCTTCAGTTAGTCCTATAAAGAATCCAACCATAGTATCTCTAAGAACCTCTTTAAAAATCGTTTTAATCCCTTGCTTATCTTCATAATAAAAAATGGTATTTTCATTTGAAAGAGTTGGTTTTAATTGTCGAAAACGTAATTGTTCTAGTTGTTCTGGTGTATAAATTAGTAGGATTTCCTCTTGAGAAATATCTGTTGAGAAGGAGTTCATATATTATTTATGTCCACCAAAAGATAATGGGTCGTAAAATCTCTGTATAAAAGATTGCTGCATTACTATATCTCTAGTTGTTTCATCCGTAGTTCCACAAGCACAAGCAAACTTGCAGGGTCCATACACAGTAGAACAAGCTCCATTTAACATACCTTCTCTAAGAGGTAAAGTTCCATCTTTAATCCAATCATGCGCCATTTCAACCAACTTAACAATGGTTCTATTTAATAAGATTTCAAATTCCTTAATTTCTTTTTCTTTGAAAAGCATAACATCTCCTCTCCTGTATTCAATCTCTTTATCTTTACCTTTAAAGAAGACACCACTAATATGACAACCAACTTCTGATTGATCTATTGTTGCCATTAAAGAGTTTGGTTTAGCCAAAGCATATTGACGAATAGTCCACCTATAGAAGTAAAGTTGAGGAGACAATCTATAGGATTCTAAATACTCATCCACATTCCACATAGATGTTGTCTTTAGATCTTCAATAGAATAAATTCCATTCTGAAATTTTCCTATTTCATCTATTGTCCCGCAGGCTAAAATCTCAACCAAATCATCTACATAGATTGGGAAACAAAAGGGTAACTCAATAAACGGCTTTCCATCTTCTGAAACAACTTTGAAAGAATCATTCTCATATTTAGTAACATATCCAATACAAGCATTAACTAAGAAAGCACTATCCAAATATT